CAGCAAATCCTTGTACGCCAGGATCACCTTGAGGACCACTATAGCCACTGTAACCTGACCAACCGCTAATACCGCTATAGCCTGAGATACCACTATAACCGGACCAACCAGATATACCACTATAGCCACTTATACCAGAATACCCACTTATACCAGAATAACCTGAAATACCGCTATAACCTGATATACCTATATATCCGCTATAACCTGAGATACCACTGTAACCGGAAATACCTGAATAACCACTGTACCCGCTTATACCACTATAACCAGAATAACCTGACGAAGCAGAAGCACCGTTAGCGCCAGAGTAACCAGAATAGCCTGAGTAGCCTTGCAAGTTTGCGCCACTCATTGAAATTGTACCTGTAACTTCGAAGTTACCGTCAAAGTGAATTGTGTTGCCTACTTGTGTTACTAAGCTATTACCAAGTGTTTGATTACTTGTCCATAATGCAAGGTAACCGCTTGTACCGTTGTTTGTAGAACCGATTTGAGTTGCTGGATATTCAACTACAACACCTGTTGAATCGCTTGTAGCGATTAACATTGGCTTAATGAACGAGCCACTTAATGAAGGAGCTGTATCTGTTAATGCACCAGCTGTTTGATCAGATAGGTAATAACCGTAACCATCTGTTAAACCAGAGAGGTTTGAAATTTGACCGTTGTATACGATTGTAAACTGACTTCCTGTTGCGTCTTGTACGATACCAATTGCATCAACAGTAGAAATACTGTCTGCTTTTGCACGTAGGTACGAACCACTCTGATCTCTGTAAATTACAGTACCAGGTGTAAAGTCGTTTGAATATGGAATTGTTAATTGTAATGTTGCGTCAGCACCACTGATACCAGACCAACCAGAGTAGCCTGAGTAACCAGAAATACCTGACCAACCGCTAATACCGGACCAGCCGCTATAGCCACTGATACCAGAGTAACCTGAAATACCAGACCAGCCAGAGTAACCGGAAATACCAGATATACCTGACCAACCGCTAATACCGCTAAAGCCGGACCAGCCACTTATGCCAGACCAACCGGATATACCAGACCAGCCTGACCAACCTGAAATACCGGAGTAGCCAGAAGTACCGCTGAAGCCGCTAATGCCAGACCAGCCACTATAACCGCTAATACCTGACCAACCAGACCAGCCTGAAATACCAGACCAGCCACTAAAGCCAGAAATGCCTGACCAACCTGAGGTACCGCTAAAGCCTGAAATACCAGACCAGCCAGAAATACCTGACCAACCTGAAATACCAGAGTAGCCTGATGTACCAGAGAAGCCTGAAATACCAGACCAGCCGCTATAACCGCTAATACCAGACCAACCGGAGTAGCCAGAAATACCTGACCAACCGCTTATGCCAGACCAACCTGAGGTACCAGAGAAGCCTGAAATACCGCTCCAACCTGAAATACCGCTAAAGCCTGACCAACCAGAAATACCGCTATAGCCAGATGTACCGCTAAAGCCCGATATACCGGAGTAGCCTGAGAAGCCACTAATACCGCTCCAGCCCGAAGTGCCAGAGAAACCGCTAATACCAGACCAGCCAGAGATACCTGACCAACCTGAAATACCGGACCAGCCGCTATAACCAGACGTACCAGAGTAACCGCTGTAACCACTAATACCAGAGAAGCCGCTAAAGCCTGATGTACCAGAATAGCCTGAAATACCGCTAAAGCCACTAATACCAGACCAGCCAGAAATACCGCTAAAGCCAGACCAGCCGCTAATACCTGACCAACCTGAAATACCGGACCAACCGGATATACCAGACCAACCAGAGAAGCCTGAGTCACCTTTTACTTGGCCAACGTTTGCCCATACACCATTACCGTATACCCATAAATCGCCAGATGCTTCATCAATAACACCATTACCATTAACTGCGCTTGGGTAAGCTGTATTTAATGTTGTTTGAGGATCGACTCCGACTGTAGGAACTGTACCAATAATAGTTACTGACGTACCATTTGTACCAGAGTAACCAGAGAAGCCTGAAATACCAGACCAACCTGAAATACCTGACCAACCGGAGTAACCGCTAATACCGCTAAAGCCACTAATACCAGACCAGCCAGAAATACCTGACCAACCGCTTACGCCGCTATAACCAGAGAAGCCAGAAATGCCTGACCAACCAGAGAAGCCTGAAATACCGCTAAAGCCTGAGAAGCCAGACGTACCACTGAAGCCTGAAATACCAGACCAGCCTGAGATACCACTCCAGCCACTAATACCAGACCAACCTGAAATACCGCTTACGCCAGACCAACCAGAGTAGCCTGAATAACCAGACCAACCAGAAATGCCTGACCAACCAGAGAAGCCTGAGGTACCAGAATAACCTGAAGTACCGCTAAAGCCTGAAATACCACTAAAGCCGCTAAAGCCTGATATACCAGACCAACCGGAAATACCAGAAATACCAGACCAACCGGAAATACCGGACCAGCCTGACGTACCGCTGAAGCCAGAAATGCCTGACCAACCAGAGATACCACTAAAGCCTGAGAAGCCAGACGTACCAGAATAACCCGAAATACCGCTCCAGCCTGATGTACCAGAATAACCGCTTATACCAGACCAGCCAGAAATACCTGACCAACCGCTTATGCCAGACCAACCAGAGATACCACTCCAGCCTGATGTACCGCTAAAGCCCGAAATACCGGACCAGCCTGAAATACCACTAAAGCCTGAGAAGCCAGATGTGCCTGAATAACCCGATTGTCCAGACCAACCTGAGAAGCCGCTGAAGCCAGAAATACCTGACCAACCAGACCAGCCTGAAATACCTGACCAACCAGAAATACCGCTCCAGCCTGAAAAGCCTGATGTACCGCTGTAACCAGATGTACCGCTAAAGCCAGATATACCGCTCCAGCCACTATAGCCAGAGATACCAGACCAGCCTGAGATACCAGATACACCAGACCAGCCACTATAACCGGACACACCGGAACCAGAGTAACCAGAGAAACCTGATACACCGATTGGATTATAAACTGCAGAAAAAGCGCCTCGATTGGGTAATGACATAAATTTATTGGGTTATTACAAATTATTTATATCTTTTAAGTGGGCTTTTTAATAATTTATTATAAAAAGCCTTAATTTAGTTTTAAACTAAATATATCCCGAACAGCTTAAGATTAGAAGTACATTTGATACCAAGTCGGTACACCACCCATTACCCCTGCATATACCCAAGTGATAGGTTGAGCTCCAAATTGTCCACCGAGCGGAACATAAGCTGCAATATAAGAAGCACCTTGACCAAATGGATATACTTGACCACCACCTTGGAATTGTAGTACAGCTACTTGTCCTGAGGCTGGTTTAAATATTAAGTAAGCTACTCCAGCCGGGGTTGAAGCTGTACCAGCTCCTGGATCCCACGTACCAGCACTGGTAGCTGTAAAAGTAAATCCTGAATAATTTTGTGATGCACCTACAGAAGACCAATTAGTATCGCCAGGTGTTACAATTGTATATACAGTACCCGGAACAAAATAACCGGCACTAACTATATTAGTTATTGTGACACAAGGAGCACTAATAACATCCCCCACGTTTGGGCTTGAAGGAAATTCAACTACTATACCATACGTACTATTAGTGTGTATTGGTCCATCATTTACAATAAGTGTTTTAGTACCACTACTAAACTGTTTACCGTATACAGTTTGAGAACTTAACGTTAAAGGCGAATTGCTATATAACCCTTCAACATTCCCAGTTAATGTATATGCAGTCCAATAATTATCAGCTTTTGTGCTTACAACTATAACATCAGAATAGTTAATAGATCCACTTCCTGTACCTGCTGCACCAGAATAACCTGATATACCGCTTGCACCTGCAGTACCAGAGTAACCTGATATACCGCTATAACCAGAAGCACCATTGGTACCGTTAGTACCAGAATAACCTGAGTAACCAGACTTACCTGAAAAACCTAAACCACTAAAACCGGATATACCAGACCAACCAGAATAGCCTGAAGTACCTGTAACTGATTTATTCCAAACAGCTGTATTAGTTAAAACTATACCTGGGTTGGTTGATGAAGCTAAAGCTACATATAAATTTTGACCGTTAGTAACAATGTCGTTAATACTATATGTTTGAGTGTTGTCATATTGACCACGATAGTTGAAGCCTAAACTATCTATACCACTATAACCGGAGTAACCAGATATACCAGAGTAACCGGAAGTACCATTTACACCTATTATACCGTTTATACCGGAATAACCACTAAAGCCTGAAAAACCAGAAATACCTGAATAACCGCTATAACCTGAAACACCGGAACCAGAATAACCTGACCAACCACTATAACCACTCTTACCGGACATACCACTTATACCATTAGTACCATTTGTACCACTATAACCACTATAACCCGATACACCACTAACACCATCGAAAACCGGTACACCACTTAAAAGGTATGTGCCAAGAATATTAAAATCACCATTAATAGTTGTGGTGGCGTCTATTATAACATCTGGACCGCTATCAAATATACTACTATTACCTAAAGAATGGGCACCAGTCCAACGTGCTAAATAACCACTGGTACCATTGTTTGTACTACCAATTATTACTCCAGGAAATTCAACAACCACACCAGTTGTTGTACCTGTACCAATTAATACCGGTTTAATGACACTACCACTTGCAGTAGGAGCATCTGTTGTTATTTGACCGGGTACTGTGTCTGAAAGGTAATAACATGTAGCATCTTCAATACCAGTTAGTCCTGAAATATAACCATTAATAACATATGTGAATTCGCTACTATTTGCAGATTGTACTACCCCTATAACTTCAGAAGTATTAATATCGTTTGCTAAAGCTAAATCGTAACCACCTGTTGTTTTATAAATTGCTTGACCTGCACTAAACGAATTTGTATATGTTACAGATTGGTTGTTAGCGTTAAAGCCTGAATAACCAGATATACCAGACCAGCCACTAACACCCGAATAACCAGAGTAACCAGATGTACCACCACCACCTGTTGAAAATATGTGTAAGTCAGTATCTGTCGTACCTGTATCGTACCAGTATATATAAGGCACACCTGCAATAATAAGACGAACCTGTAATGATTGAAATCTTATTGCTTGAGGTATTGCTGCATTAGCTGCTGCTTTTGCTGCGGTTTCGTTTGGTCCATAATAAGGACCTGACCACGTATCAACCGGTACCGGGTTGACTGGTTGTATACCAAATGGAATTTCTAAGCCTGGAGTTAATGCCATGTTACGAGAATGTTACTAATAGTTTATGCGAAGGACTATATGGTATAGCGTTCGTCATAGTATATAGGTTATAGGTAGTAGGAGTTCCACCCACTGTTATGCTTACCGTGCTTTGAGTGCTGAAGTGATCTGTCAAATCAACAAAGAATGCATTTGCATCTATAATAGTTACTAAATTGTTTGCAGCAGGTAAAGCTACTGTAAAGTTGTTATAAGTCGTTCCTGTCCAGAAATTGAATGGATTTGCGCCATTTGTGTACGTAGAACTTAAGGCTTGTACATCGCTTGAAGTAGTTGGTACAGCTGCAGAAGGACCAAAGTATATTACACCAGCCATACCAGTAGGTGTTGGAGTTGGAGTAGCTGTTGGTGTCGGTGTTGGGGTAGCTGTTGGAGCAGGAGTATGAGTTACTGTAGGTGTTGGTGTTACAGTAGGTGTTGGTGTAACTGTTGGTGTAGGAGTAGCTGTAGCTGTTGGAACAGGTGTACTTGTAGGTACAGGGGTTGGAGTTACTGTAGGCGTACTTGTAGGGGCCGGAGTCGGTGTATAAGTGACGACCGGTGTAGGTGTCGGGGTAGGTACCACACCACTAATAGCTAAATTAATAACTTGCTGTACAGTTAAACCTGAGGCAGGTATAACGTCTCCGTTTTTATATTGACCAAATGTATAACCTGGAGCTAAAGATACTGTCAAGTTTGACGGGAAAACATAATCCGAACCAGCTGCACCGGAGAAACCCGAGTAACCAGAAATACCTTGAATGCCTGGTATACCCTGTATACCTTGCGTACCACTATAACCAGAATAACCTGACGTACCACCAGGTGCGCCAGACGCACCGGAGTAACCACTGTAACCACTAAAGCCAGAAATACCTGAACCACCACCGCCACCACCACTTGCACCGCTCCACCCAAATAATGCTGATAACGAAACAGCATATGACGTGTATGTACCGTCTCCGTTTGGTTGTTCAAGATAAATTAGGTCCTGTCCAGATAAACTTGGTACCGTTGGTAGTTCGTGAGGAAATATTAAATTTGGATAATCTACGGACATGGAAGGAGGTAAATACTTATTGATACATCTGTTAGTTATTAGGACTCTTAGCTACTAAGTACGTGTTTGCGCCGGAAACTGCAACTGCACCGGTAACTGTACCGGCTTGATTTGTGACACCAATTAACCTTACAAGTACATTAGTGTCTTCGTAGTCACCGTATACTAATGTATTGGATTGAGCGTTCTCTCTATAATCAAATACTTCTGCTGAAGGTTTATCAACAAATTGCGTATATTCTTTTGTTTCCAGTACTTTTGGTAAACTGTTAACTGGACCTTCATATTTGTTGTCATATACTTGATCCATTTTCTTTTCACGTGGAGCACTAAGTTCGTAATTCCATTCATAACGTTTCGCTTTTATAGTCCATATATAATGGCCCATAATTTGGTTAGATTCTTCACCACCGGATTCATCAAGACGTTCTGTTATTTCAAATACTTTACCTGATCTACCATTAGGGCGGGTAGAACCGTATTCTGCTAACTCTATGAGATCTCCTGCTTTAGGTTCGTAGTTATATGCAGAAAGCGCACCGCTAACTGCGGTAACCGTTGTTGTGAAAGTGTTTATACCAATCCAAGCCGTTAAATCTGCTTCACCCTGTAAACCGAATTTGCTTAATATAACATTATCATTACTTAACTGGATTGCCATTACCATTGGAATAGGTGGGGCATATCTTAATAATGTATGCTCTCCATATAGATAATCATGAGCGGATAAATTATAACCATTTATATAATAGTTAATTTGCTGCCCATATTGACTTATTTGTTCTTGCCACCAACTATTGAATAAAGATATCTGCGCGCTGTTATCAGCAACATTAAGAAATCTAACACCGCTTGTTCCGTACGTACAATTGTATCCACCACTTAATTGATCCCCAACACCATCAACACCTGGTGGTGTATATGTACCAGTATCAATACAATATTTAGATAGAAAAGACGCACACATTAAAATTATTTACTATAATCTATAGATTTACAGCCAGATATACTAAATAATATTGTAAATGAAGATTAAAAACCTATCCGACCTCGGCGAACTTTATGGAAATATTGCCGCTGCTAATATTTCAGTTCCTGATGTAGTTAATGAAAAAGCTACTCAAGCTGTAGAACATACAGATACAAGTGTATATCTAACTGAGAACATGGTTAAGGCCGGAAGTGCACTCGGGGGCGGTCCTGGTGTTAAAAAGGTTGATGGTGCAGAAGTTACACCACCATTACCAAAAAGCGGTCCTGCTGGATTAAATCCAAAAAAGAGCGGCTTTAAGCCCGTAGATAAAATGGAAGATCCAGGCGCTGATGCTAAGAAAATGAAAGATGAAGAGGAAGGTAAAGAAGAGCATGAAGCAAAAGAAGGAGAAGCAGATACAGAAGCAGAGAAAAATACTACTGCTAAAGAAAAAGTTAAAGAAACTGTAGCTGAAAACAATAAATATATCTACAAACCAAAGTTTACTATGTCAAAATCAAAATTCGATCAACTATATGAGAACGCAATCAAAGGTGTTCCATTCAACGAAAACGAAGAAGCAATGATGCACGATGAAGAAGAAGCTGGTGTAATGCCTGCTACTGACGCAGCTGCAGATGGTGCTGAAATGGGCGGCGATGAAATGCAGCACGAAGAACTTCCTACACATGAGGAAGCTATTGAAATGCTTGAAAAGGTTCTTTCATTTTTAAAGAAAGATAAAGAAGTAGATGCTGAACACGGTGATTTACCTGATGAAGATCAAGAAATTGCTGGCCATACCGAAGATGAAGGAATGGTAGCTGAAGAAGTTGAAGCAGAAGACGAAGGTCATGTTTTAACTAAAGCTAATGGTTCCTTAAAGAAGGGTAATCCTGATTCAGTTAGCAAGCCAGTTGTAGCAAGTACAAAAGGTACAAACAAAGCTACAGGTGGTAAAGCTGAAGATGGTAAGATCCGTAATGAGCCAGAACCAAAAGAAGAGCACGGCGATATCAAGAAACTTCAAAACACAAAGAAGTTTACAGCAGGTGCTACTAAAGAGCCAAAGGTTGGCGACGATCTCTTTGCTTAAGACTTAGACATAGTACAGTTTACAAAGCCGTTAGCAATAACGGCTTTTTTTTATGTACTAAAACATTCCACCGTTTAAACGACCAGAAGCTGAATTGAAGTTCAGCGGCTTCCATCCCTGTGCGTATAACTCATCAACGTCAGAGTTATTGTCTTTACCGGCAAATATAGTGGGTTACGTACTGTTGCATCTGGACTTTTACCTTTTTCGTACCTATTATATAAATCTTTTTGGCTTGGTAGTTCAATATCACCCACACTAAACGGGTCCCAATCTAACGGAGCTATTTTTAGTGGTTTACCATTACCATCTCTTTCCATTACTTCATAAAACTGTTCTACTACTTTAGTATCTAAAGCAAATAATGCCCATATTAAGGACTCTACTCTATCGTCTAAATAACGATCTGATTGTTTTTTCCACACACCATTGGCTTGTTTAACATATGTTTTAAACTCATTAATGGTTTCTTTGTCGTACAACTTAAGACACTTTAAAGTAGACATCCAATAACGTAAGTTTGCCATTGCATTGAACTTACTATTAGTGTGCGAGTATACGCCCATTCTATTATCTCTATCCGCCTTTTCAGTAAACGTACCCATACTCGGTGTGTACTTTATTAAGCTTTCATAATTGTGAGTATGTATTAATGCATCTATAACCTGAGCACCGCAATTATTGCGTTCTACTAACAAAGGTGGCCTTCCCCATTCGTGGGCTATTTCCACTAATTTCCCAGCAAAATTAAAAGGGTCAAGCTTGTTATTTGCGTACGTAGCGACCTGTTCTATATTGGTTAAATCCGTAATATCCAGTACTTGAATAGCAGAGTTAGCTCTACCAATACCATCTCCAACGTCAACCCCAATTGTATAGAAATGTCTTGGTTTTCTTTCTACATAAATCTTATAGCATTCATCATCGCTTGTTAATATGGGTTCTGGAGCTGTTTTTTCGAACTCTAACATTAAGTCACTATCTAAAGCGTTTTCACCAGCTGCTCTAAATTCATTACCATATTCTTGATTAAATGCTTCTACAGAACCAAGAGCCTTAGCTGTCATATCTCTCCACTTTTCATCTCTACCAGGCACCTCCCACCAGTCCACTCTTTCATTGTGCCAACCATTACTGTTGTCTAAAGATTCTGTATATATATTATAAAATAAGTTGCCCACACCATTAGGTGTTGATAACATAAAAATTTTGGACTTCTTCGAAGACGAAACTACAGGGAATACTGATTCCCAAAAGTCGTTCATAAACTCAGGCGGAATAAATGCAGCTTCGTCAATGAGTAGACAGTTAATAGATTCACCTCTGGCAGCATCAGATGTGGTGGTACTAATACCAATTGAACTACCATTAGCTAACTCTAAACCGGTTTTAGCATAGTTTATAACACCCGGTTTCAAAAAGTTCGGTAACATTTCATACGCCAACCGAATACGCTTAAAAATATTAATAGCTGTTGCTTCTTTATTAGCAATTAATAATACTCTATAATCGTCCTGAAAACAAATCATCCATAAAGCAAATATAGTTAGCAAAGAAGTTTTGCCGACTTGTCTTGATGCTAATACAACATTAAATCTATTGTCAGTTAAAGCTTTTAAAATACGCTTTTGATAGTTATAAAGTTTAATTGGTTGCTTACCTTCATCAAGGTTAACTATATAAAAAAAACGAGAAAAATGTAATATGGACTTGCGTGCACGTTCCAAGTCTTCAATCATGACCTCATTCCATTGAAAGTTAGTCTCAGGTGCAGGTAAATTTTTATTACCTAAATAGAACGTTTCTTTAGAGGCTTTAGCCATTATAATTTAGGTCTAACACCAAATTTT